CAAGCCGCGCACGCAAATTCAATCGAGATCAGTCATCCCCTAATCAACTGGTAAGTCATGGTGCAGTAGCTTTGCGCACACAGGCGCGTCATCTCGAACGTAATCATGATATTGCAAAAGGCATTATCCGTGCATTTGTAAATAACGTGGTAGGCGCTGGCGGCATTGGTATTGAGCCACAACCACGAAACGCTGATGGCACTATCAATACCGAATATGCGGATGCACTGCGTGAGGCATATAAGAACTGGAGCAAAACCCCGGAGGTTACCCATACTTATACATTCAGCCAGGCACAGCGCGTTATGTGTAGAACCTGGCTGCGTGACGGTGAAGGTTTCGCGCAATTACTTACTGGCTTTATCCCGACATTGGATCATGGCACAAAGGTTCCATTCAGCATTGAAATGTTTGAGGCTGACCTGGTGCCCATGGATTACAACGACGGCGACAGGATACGACAGGGCATAGAACGCAATGCTTGGGGTCGCAAGATTGCTTATCACATTTACAAAAAACATCCGGGTGAGCCATATGGCTATACCTTAAAAACATCAACCAAGCGTGTTGCTGCAAGCAATATATTGCAAGTTGCATCACTCGAGCGCATGGGGCAGTTGCGCGGCGTATCAGAGTTTGCAAGTGTCATCACTAGGCTTGAGGACGTAAAGGACTACGAAGAGAGTGAGCGTATTGCTGCCAAAGTTGCCGCCTCACTTACTGCATATGTAAAACGAGGCTCGCCCGATCTTTATATGGCTCCAGAGACTGACTCAGAAGGAAATTCAACTCAACGAGATATTTCATTAGGCCCTGGCCAAATTATCGATAACCTGGCAATTGGTGAAGAGATCGGATTGATTGACAGCAAACGTCCCAATCCGAACGCACTTACCTGGCGGCAGGGTCAGTTGCGCGCGGTTGCCTCTGGTGTTGGTGCCAGTTACAGCACTATTGCTCGCGCTTATGACGGAACGTACTCAAGCCAGCGTCAAGAACTGGTAGAGCAGTGGATTAATTACGCCATCCTTACCGATGAATTTGTTGGCATGTTTGTGCAGCCGATATGGGATCAGTTCGTATTGGCAGCGCACCTGTCTGGCGTAGTGCCAATGCCAAAAGGCATGACGATAGACCAGGCCAATGATTGTTTATTTGTTAGCCAGAATATGCCGTGGATTGACCCATTAAAAGAAGCTGCTGCATGGAACAGTTTGGTGCGCGATGGTTTTGCCAGCGAAGTAGAGGTAATTCGCAAGCGCGGCCAGAACCCACGCGATGTACTTGAGCAAATTGCCCAATTCAGGAAGCAGGTAGCTGAAAAAGAATTGGTTTTTACTTCGGATGCCAAGACTACATCCGGTAATGGTGCTGTGCAAGATTATATTAAATTACAGGCATTAAATTCATCTAATTGATTTAAAAAGGAAACATCATGTCAGACAAGATAGTGGTAGGTATAGATCAGCAGTATCCCAGAAAATATAAGGACATGGGTGACGGCACTCATGCCGAAGTGGTGCAATCCTATATTGGAACCAAAACAAGTGACGGCTCAATCATTAACGTTGAAAGCCTGCCAAAAACGCTTGCATACAACGCAGACGGAACGCTTAACTACACGCAGATTACCGATGGCGTTAGTATTTGGCGTCAAACGTTGACGTATGCTTCAGGTAAAGTGACTGCAATTAGCGGATGGGTGAAGCAATGAATATCTCACAACACATTATTGAGCACTCAATCCTCGGCATTGTTAGCAACGCTGCTGCCATTAACACCATCGGCACACCAGGTCAGCAAGGTTTCGGTGTTGGCATTTGCCCTTCATTGCCTGCTGGATTTTCAGCGCTTGCTGGCACAAATGACCCTGCGTCAGATAATTATGGCAACTATCAATACACCGATGGATCCGTCATGGTATGGGTACCAGCGTTTTACTATCGAATTGCGCATGCTGAAAACCCAACCTATGCAGGCTATACCGTCAATAGTGTGGACGTAAAACCGTATGCAGCATTTGCAGATGTGGCCGCTGCCAACGCAGCAGGTTACGCGCTGCATCGGTCATTTTATGACGGCGGTGCTATTAAGGATGGTTTCTTTGTTGATAAATACCAGGCAAGCAACAACGCTGGCGTAGCCTCTTCGATTAAGCGCGGCAACCCATTATCAAGCCATGCTGCGCACAGCCCATTCTCAGGGCTGACCGGCGCGCCGGCCAATGCTTATCATGGTGCCATCGTAGCAGCCAAGACGCGCGGTGCAGATTTCTTTTGTAGCAGCCGGTTTATTTTTGCGGCGCTGGCACTCTTGTCACTGGCTCACGCACAAGCCAGCACCAGTACAACGTATTGTGCCTGGTATCACGCAACCAATAACTTTCCTAAAGGCAATAACAATAATGCCCTGCGCGATACAAACGATACAGAAGTCGTTTACGTTTCTGACGGTTATTCCAATTGCGGTAAAACGGGCAGTGCACATCCTTTTGCACGCACCACGCATAACGGCCAGAACTGTGGTGTGGCTGATTTAAATGGCAACATGTGGGAGATCACCCCGGGCTTAACAAGCAACGGCGTCAATTACTACATCCTTAAAACCACCGCCCGCATGAAAGACTTAACCAGCGGCAATACGCTTGCTACTGACATTTGGGGCGCTACTGGCATTGCTGCACTTTATGACGATCTTGGTACCACTTACGGAGCCGCATGGGAAACTGGTGTCAGCAGAACCGTAAATTACGGTAACGCAGCGCAAGTGCTAAGCGCCGAGCTTAATGGCAACGCATGGAACTGGACAGGACTCGGCGGCATGCTGGCAACAGGCGATGGCGGCACAAATATATTCGGCTCTGACACGTTTTATGACTACAAGCCGAATGAAATGTGCCCGATTTCGAGCGGCAGCTGGGCCGACGGCTCGAGCGCCGGGGTGTGGGCGTTCCTTCTGTACGGTGTCCGGTCTAACTCGAACGCCTACGTGGGGTTCCGCGTCGCCTTGTATTTGTAACTTTGTTAAAGGCGGCGAGAGCCGCCGCATAGGACGCCAATGGGGCAGCATTCAGAAGCAGAATTAAACCGAAAGTTTATAGAAACCGCAAAGTTAATGAACATATACCTGAATCACTTTCCTAGATTTGAAAAATATGCACTGTCTCAGCAGATCAGGCAGTGCATGTATGAGGTATATGCGCTTATTGTTGAAGCGCAAAAGCGCTATCACAAAAAAACAACCTTAACCAATCTTGATATTAGGCATGAGCAGCTGCGAATGTTGGTGAACCTTTCGCATGCATTGGGGTACTTTGAATTTAAAGATGGAATGAAAGCCGAAGAAACGCCTTTGAAGCTTGCTGCACACAGGCATCTTGCTATTAGCCGGTTAATTGATGAGCTTGGCAGAATGATAGGCGGATGGATAGTAAACGAACGAAGAGAAGAGCAACAACGGGAGGCGTCTTAACATGTGCCCGATTTCGAGCGGCAACTGGAACAACAGCTCGAGCGCCGGGGTGTGGGCGTTCAATCTGAACAATGTCCGGTCTAACTCGAACAACAACGTGGGGTTCCGCGTCGACTCTGATTCACCTCGCATCCAGCAATGGAATGGTGGAACAAAGGGAGGCGCTTTCCGGCAGTTAATAGCTGCGAAATCGGTTTGCATACGCTTTTCTGGTAGGGCCACGCGTCTCGAAAGCCAAGCGTCATGAAACGTTACGGAAATTTGTATGACCAGGCATTCAGCTATGAAAACCTGTTCCTGGCTTATCAAACCGCATCGCGGCATAAGCAAGGTAAACGGGCTTGCTATAACTTCGAGAAAAGGCTTTCTTTTAATCTTGACAAGCTTTACCAGGCATTAAACGACGGAAGCTACCAACCCAGTCCTTACTATACGTTTTTAGTGTTTGAGCCAAAGCTTAGGCGCATTTATGCCCCGGCTTTTGCGGACATGGTGGTACAGCATGCTATTTACCGTGTGATATATCCGATATTTAACGCAGGGCTCATAGAACAGTCTTTTGCATGCAGGCTAGGTAAGGGAACACATAAAGCGGCTGATTATGCGCAACGTGCACTACAAGCATGTAAGCCTGGGGCTTATACGTTAAAACTTGATATACGTAAGTTTTTCTATCGAATTGATCGTGACATATTGCGCGCGCAAATTGAGAGAAAGATTAAAGACCGCAGATTTGTTGATCTGCTGATGAAGTTTGCAGAATACGGTGAGCCGGTAGGAATACCGATTGGCAACTTATTAAGCCAGCTATATGCATTAATTTACCTTGATGCGGTAGATCGCTTTGTAAAAAGAGAACTCAAGGTAAAGCTTTATTGCCGCTACGTGGATGACTTTATTTTATTTGACCTTACGCGCAAACAGTGCATTGAGTATAAAGAGCGCATTGAGGCATTCATTCACCACGAGCTTAATCTTGAGTTATCAAAATACACTGTTGCGCCTGTATCGCGCGGCGTGAATTTTGTGGGCTACAGAACG